AGCGAAATGGTTGATGCAGGTGTAGATATTAGTCAAATTATGTCTGTTACAGGACACGCAAACATTGGTTCAGTACAGCCGTACATAAAAAATACGTACACGAGTGCAAATAATGCTTTGACAGCTAGAACGAATCATGTTAAAAGCATTTCAAATGCCGACACGGAAAGTGATACATTATGATAAATGATATATACAGTTTAGTGTTACAGTTAGATTTATGTAATGGAGAAACAAAGCGTATGAATTGTCCTAACTGTAATGGCTACAAAACTTTTACAGCTACAAATAATATGGGTAAGCTCGTATGGAATTGCTATAAAGTTTCGTGTTCTATATCTGGTGGAGTCCGTGTTCAGCTTACCTCTGAAGATATTAAAAAGTCTTTAGGCTATGCTGTAAAAGAGTTGGACAATGCTGACTTTTCAATGCCAGAGTATGTAGTTCCGTACAGTGGACAGCGTGATATTACTAGATTCACAGCAAGGTTTGGCATTGACGAATGGGAGTTACACTATGATGTAAAGGACAATCGTGCTGTATTTCCTATCATGGATAATGGTTATATCGTAGATGCTGTGGGACGTTCTTTGCGAAATAGTTTACCTAAATGGAAAAAATATGGGAATAGTGGCTTGCCATACTCGTTTGGTTGTGGTAAGGTCGCTGTAATTGTTGAAGACTGCGTGAGTGCTTGCGTGGTAGGCAGGGGAGAATTTGTGGGAGTTGCTGTGTTGGGTACATCTCTTGTCGAATCACACAAAAAGTATCTCTCGCAGTTTTCGACAGTGGTTGTAGCATTAGACCCTGATGCACTACCGAAGACAATAGCGTTCAGTAAAGAGTTAAGAGGGCATGTGGACGAGGTAAAAGTTTTACGTTTGACAGATGACTTGAAGTATCAAAATAAAGTTGACATGGAAAATTTAGCAAGAATAGGAGATACATCATGGAATTAAGTTTAGTCAGAAGTCTTATGGACAGGAGCTTTTACGAAGAACACAGAGGTGCTAGATGTCCAGACAGATTGTTTAGTAAAGATGTACGAAAGATTAAGACAGCCGTAGATAAAGCAATGTACAACTATGAGCGTACAGTAACACCAGACGAGATAGAAGCATTATTTATGGCAAACAATCCGACACTCACTACTGCACAGAAAGGTGCATACAGTGATTTGTTTAAGAAGATAAAGCAAGAACAACCTCTAGGAAGTGACGTAGCACAGGAAGTCTTGTCAAAGTTATTCCAACAAGTTGTAGGCGAGGATATAGCGAATCTAGGATTTGATTATGTGAATGGTACACAGAGTAATCTTGAGCCGTTGCGTAATATTTTAGAGAGCTATGGTGATGACTTCACACCTAACCTCAACATAGAGTGGGATAATATGGACGTAGACACTTTGTTACAAAAGAATGATATGGAAGCACGTTGGGCATTTAACATTCCATCACTTACTAGAGCCGTTGAGGGTGTCAACGATGGACACCTGATTGAAGTGGGTGCTAGACCTAACACAGGTAAAACGTCTTTTCATGCGAGTTTGATTGCAGGAGTAAATGGTTTTGCAAGGCAGGGTGCTAAATGCATTGTGCTTTGTAATGAAGAGGGCAGTCATCGTGTGGGTCTACGCTACCTCACTTCAGCTACTGGTATGGATAAGTACCAGATAAAGGAGAACCCTAGTAAAGCAAAGGAGTTGTATGCACCCATCCAAAAGAATGTCAAGCTACGTGATGCCACTGGCAAGGATATGTCTTGGGTTGAGAGTGTATGCAAGTCGTATCAGCCTGACGTAGTTGTTTTGGATATGGGGGATAAGTTTGCTAAAACTGGTGGGTTTGCTAGGACAGACGAAGCTCTCAAAGCAAATGCTGTCCATGCTCGTATGATTGCCAAGCAACATAAGTGTGCCATATTCTACATGTCACAGTTATCTGCCGAAGCAGAAGGCAAGGTTGTACTCAACCAAGCTATGATGGAAGGTAGTCGTACAGGAAAAGCGGCAGAAGCCGATTTGATGATTTTAATTGCGAAAGATGCTCCTGTAAATAACAAGAGTGGTAATGACGATGGTGGGGAAGAAAGTACACTGCGACATATCAATGTAGTTAAGAATAAGTTATCAGGTTGGCATGGTCGCATTGTCTGTGATTTAGATTACAAAACAGCGAGGTACACAGCATGAACCAATTAGATTTATTTCTATCAGAGAAAACTAAAATAGCCCAATCTATTAAAGACATATCTGAAGTTCCTATTTACTTTGGTGATAAAGGACAAAGAAGAAAAGACTTAAACAGAACCTCTGACTTTATAAAAAGACTACGAAAAGGAAAATACACTGTGTATTCCACTGGTGGTACACATCTACTTCCAAAGTATGAGGGCAGAAAGGACTTTCCATATCTAGTAAACAATGATACGGACAAGGTATTACGTCCTAGTTTTAGTCGTGCTGTATACCCTTGCTATAGATTATACGATGATGACAGGCAAGGTTGTTCTATATATAGCCACAGAATATTTGGTATGGCTTTTGTATACAATGACTTGCCTTTCGATAATTATAATCTAGATCATATAAATGAAGATAAATTAGACTATGCTATAGACAACTTGCGTTGGGTGTCCGTATCTGATAATATGAAAGCTATAAAAAATAGGGCAAGTTCAAAGAACAGTAAATTTAAAATATATTCTAGCGAAAATTATGTGTGAGGTAATATGAAATTAATATTAGATGTAGAGAATACAGTAACAAAAAGAAATGGTCGTATGCACCTTGACCCATTTGAGAAGAACAACTCTCTTGTGATGGTTGGTATGAAAGGAGACTTCGGTGAAAAGATAATTACATTTGACCACAGCGAATCAGAGCCGACACCAAATGGCACAGGCATAGTTCAAGATATGCTAGACAACACGACTGTTCTGGTCTGTCACAATGTGGCACACGATCTTGTCTGGTTATGGGAGTCAGGTTTCAAGTATGATGGAGTAGTTTTTGATACTATGTTGGGTGACTATGTACTACAGAGAGGACAGAAGAAACCATTGTCTCTGGAAATGTGTGCAGAAAGATACGAGCTTGACACAAAGAAGCAAGACACTTTGAAAGAATATTTTAAGAAAGATTATTCTGTTCGTGATATACCCCATGATGAATTAGCAGAGTATCTAGCTTACGACTTACGTGCTACAGATCAGTTGGCAGACAAACTTTTCGAAAGGCTGTCTGGTGCAGATGCAGGTCTTATGAACACTGTGAGTCTAACCAATATGGTGGCTGTCTGCTTGTGTAAGATATATCGAAACGGTTTTATGGTAAACTATGTTGAGCTAGAGGAAGTTAAACAAGAGTTTGAAGCAGAGAAGAAGAAACTTATAGATGATTTAAATGTACAGGTGCGAGAACTCATGGGGGATATTCCTATCAATCTCAATAGTCCAGAGCAGTTGTCTTGGGTTATATATAGTCGTAAACCAAAAGACAAGAATGATTGGTCAAGTTGCTTTCACAATAGAATGGAGCATAAGTCATTTAGCAAAAAGATTCGTGACAAAGCAGAGACTATATATAAGAAGAAAGCATTTAGGTGTGAGTCCTGTGAGGGCAAAGGGTTTGTGCAACGGATTCGTAAAGATGGTAAGCCATATGCCAAGATGTCAAAGTGTTCAACATGTGACAGTCAAGGATTTATATACAAGCAGGTATCGAAAGATATTGCAGGACTAAAGAGACAGCCTTGTAATGCACGATGGGTGAGTCACAGTGGATTCACAATCAATAAGGCAAACATCGAAACATTAGAGAACAAAGCAAAGAGACAAGGGGATGCTGTAGCTGAAAGATTCCTGAAGAATATACGCAGGTTATCGGCTGTAGAAACCTACCTCTCTAGCTTTGTAGAGGGCATCGCAGACCATGTAAAGCTTGATGGTAGGCTACACGTTAGATTACTACAGCATCGCACCTCTACAGGCAGATTTAGTGGTGCAGACCCTAACATGCAGAATATGCCTAGAGGTGGTACATTCCCTGTGAAGCGAGTGTTTGTGTCTCGTTGGCAAGAAGGACAGATATTAGAGTCTGATTTTGCACAGCTAGAGTTTAGAGTTGCTACGTTTTTGTCTCAAGACAAGACAGCTATGCGAGAGATAGCAAACGGTGTAGATGTACACGCATATACAGCCAAAGTTATCTCTGATGCAGGACAGCCTACAACTCGACAAGAAGCGAAAGCACATACGTTTGCACCTCTTTACGGTGCTACAGGCTATGGTAGGACTGTAGCAGAAGCTGAATACTACGAGCAGTTTACTGGTAAGTATGAGGGCATTGGAGCATGGCATGAGAACCTTGCAAAAGAAGCTATTGAAACACTAAAGATACGCACACCATCAGGCAGAGAGTTTTCTTTTCCAGATGTGCAAAGAAAAGGCAAGAGCAAGGTTACGTATGGTACACAGATAAAGAACTACCCTGTACAGAGTTTTGCTACGGCTGACATTGTTCCTCTGGTGCTGATAAAGATCAGTGAAAAGCTAGAAAACATGCAGAGTTGTATTGTAAATTCTGTGCATGATTCCATCGTCATAGACATTCATCCTGATGAGAAAGAAGCTGTATTAAAAGTAATGCAAAATATTAATAAAAATTTAAAAAATATAGTTGACAATCATTTTAATATAGACTTTAATGTACCTTTATTGTTAGAGTCTAAAATAGGAGATAATTGGCTTGACACCAAAGATGTCTTATGATATAACTATAGATTCGTTAATTTGAAAAGGAGATAATACATGAGTACAAACATTACCACAATCGACACAGATAACTATGCAGTCA